AACAACTCTTGGTTCAATGTTTCAACGAGAATCCATCGTAATTATTGACCAAACTGATATTCCTAGAATCTCTTCATCTGCCCGTGCCGTTAGATTTTGGGACCTTGCCGCTACAGAGCCATCTCACACAAACCCAAACCCAGACTGGACTGTTGGGACGTTGATGTTATTTGATGGCGGAATAGCCTACATACTTGATGTCCGCCGAGCCAGGGTCCGAGGCGAGAAGGTGGAGGCATTTATTGCTCAAACTGCCTATGAAGATGGGGGTACGGTTGCAATCCGGATGGAACAAGAGCCAGGCTCATCTGGTAAGGGCTTAGTTGACCAGTATGCGCGATACGTTCTTCCGGGATTTGATTTCTTGGGAATTAGGTCAACGGGAGACAAGGTCACGAGGGCGCGACCATTCGCAGCAGCCGCGGCTAACGGTAACGTCAGGTGCGTGCGTGGCCCGTGGCTAACAGACTGGCTAGACGAATTATCAACCTTCCCTGAGGCATGCGACCACGACGACCAGGTGGACTCCGCCGTTGGCGCATTTACACATCTTGCTGGTTTGGGGTTGCCTCAACGCAGGCGTGTGGGTATCATCGTCTGAAGATACCTAATACGGAAGGGGTTCCAATGAATGCACTAGAGCGTATTGCCGATATTCGGCAAGTTCTAAGCAATTGCATTGCCGAATCAGTGAATTCACCAGACCTAGAGGTCTCGGAGATTTGTGAAATTTTGTATGCATTTCGCGAACTCAAGAGAGATATCGGTTTGCTGGATAGCGAACTTGAGCAGGCTGCGATTAGCAGGATGGAAGAGGATATTATTGCTCTCCCATCGGGTCAACAGGTCGAGCGCCGAACTGGGGCAGATAGAAAAGCATGGGACCACAAGGGCCTTGCCACAATCGTTGCCAACAGAATCTATGAATCGTCTATTGACATGGACACGGGCGAGGTCCTATTGTCTCCAATGGAGATGATGGCAAAAATGCTTGATTACGCGGCACCGTCATATTGGCGTGTTGGCGAACTAGGGAAAATTGGTGTTTCGGCTGATTCGTACTGCGAAAAATCCGAAGGAAAAGTCAGTATTTCCATAACGTCCAAGAAGTAATAGAAAAAGGAACGGCTATGGCAACAGCAAAAAAACAACCAACTAATGAGATAAATGGAGACGAAAAAGTGCACAGCGAATTACCCGAAGTAACACACAACTACCTGCAGGAACGCATTGCGGAAGATGCTTTTTATTCCGAGAAGCGGGCCAAAGATGAGCAAAAGCGCAAAGATGATGGCCATCGCCTCCTTATGGATTTGAGCGAGCCATTCCCTCCGGAAGTGGAACGGGAACTTCGTAAAGGCGGTACGGCACTCACCTATATCCCCGTCAGTGAAGTTATTGCACGTCTCAATCGTTGCTTCGGTATCGCAGGTTGGTCTTCGGAAATTATTAGATGTGAACGTGACCCACTAGACCCCGATTTCATTGTCGCCCATGTTCGTTTAAGTACACATGGTGGCGATGGCTGGATGGCAGTGACTAAAGACGGTTTCGGTGGTCAAAAGATTAAGCGGACTAAGGCAGGGGAAATTGTTGACCTTGGCGACGAGTTCAAGGGTGCTGTTTCTGACGCACTCAAAAAGGCCGCTCAACAATTCGGCGTGGCTCTATACCTTGCCCGCTCCGATGAGGCGCTCAGCATCGAGATTGAACAAGACATGGCACAATCACGACCACAAATTGACCCCAAGGTTGCCTCCCTTTGGGAGCAGTTCCGAACACTGAGCGGCTCATTCAATGCGGAGCAAAAAGCACAGTTGGGCCAGTTTTGGAACGAGTACGCCAATGGCGCACCAAAGCCAACCCTAGAGACGGCAACATTACAAATCCTCATGGCTCTTATCGAGGAATGCACAAGGATTAGTTTTCCTGGCTCACAAATCATCGTTGAAGAGTGATTTGTGACCTCATCAGATGGTGTTAAGGGACCACCGTTCACGCCTCCCCCGTACCTGTCCGCATCCTCAATGGGGACCTTCAATCAATGCCCGTTAAAATTCAAGTTTAACAAAATTGACCAGATACCAGATTTGCCATCATCAGCGACACTCTTGGGCAACTTTGTTCATGAGACATTGGAAGGGTTCTATGCTCTGCCATTTAGCGAACGCACTATTGATTATGCCAAAGCACTAGCCCGTCAAGTTTGGGAAACTGGGGATTGGTCCAATAGAATCAAGGGGTTTGTTAAAGAGACCGAGGTTAATCGGTTTCGCTGGTCAGCGTGGTGGTGCGTTGAAAATCTCTTCAAAGTCGAAGACCCTATGACCGTTGAGGTTAAGGGAATAGAAACGGAAGTTAACGGGCTCATTGGTACCGCTACCGTTAAGGGTTTTATTGACAGACTTGATGGCACCGAAAATGGTGTCTGTGTTTCTGACTACAAAACTGGCAAAACACCCCAGAAAAAAATATGGGTAGTGGATAAATATTTGCAACTCCAAATTTATGCAACATTGTTGAGGAATTTAGAGATAGCAGACGCCTCTGAGATTAAGTTGCTCTATCTCAAGGACGGGGTAATTTTTCAACACAAACTCGTACCTGAAGATTTTACGAATACCTTAAACTACGTTCAAGGCACATACGATGCAATACAAGAGGCATGCGAAACTGGGGTGTTTGCACACAACAAGTCTCGCCTATGTGATTGGTGTGCCTATAAGTCAATATGCCCAGGATGGAAAAAATGACAGATATCATTAGTGACGATGCCTTGGCCTATATGGTCGCAGAGGAAGTTAAAAACAAGTTGTCCCCCGTGCAGCGCAATGTGCTACTTCATCGCGATAACTGGGGTAGATGGCAGCGAGCGCTTATCGCCCTGACAGAAAACCTCAATGAACAGATTGAGCAGATAGCGGGGGCAGAAGCCGAAGATGAGCGTCGGTTTGAGAGTAGTAAGCGAATGCAAAAAGAAATGCACGGGGTCTATGCGGACCGTCGACTTCGTGTGGAGAGATTCCTATTTCATGTGAATAAGCGCCTGGATGAAGTCACGAAAATGATTGAAACAGGAGTGGCGCCAGAGTCCAGTCCATGGGAAGTGATTGAATTCTTTAAGCGTGCAATTTTTGAGCATCGCAAATTGATGGACAAGCACGACCTAGAGCCAACCCCTATTGACGAAGCACTATGGGCTTCTTTATCAGATAAATGGTTATTTGATAAGATAGACGTATCCCTCCTCTAGCAAGGACCCCATATTGCGCTATCGCAGCAAAAAAAGAGAAAAAGAATACGTCATACGGAGAGAAGTAGTCGAGCGCCTGCTTTCTGAGCGCCCATACTGCGAGGCGTGTCCTAAATTTGCCAAACATGATGACAAAGTTTCGTATGTACGGCGAGGTAGCGTAGACATTCACGAAATCGTCAGACGCTCCCAAGGCGGTTCAATAATCGATGAGCCTAATCTCATGGCGGTATGTCGTGAGTGCCACAACCGCATAGGCAGGGAGCCTCAACTAGCATTTGACCTTGGGTTGGCCAAGCATGGCTGGGAAAGAGATACTTAAATCGCCATAAATTTGGATTGATTGTTCACTACGGGGGCTACTTAATGTAGTAAAGTCTATTTGTCGTAACCAACACTAGACACGGAGAAAAAATATGAGTACAGCAGTTCTTCAGTTCCAAAGCGTCGGAACCCTCACCGCTGCCACCGGTAAGGCTTTCGTTGTTGCCCCTTATGGTGGCACAATCAAGAAAATCGCCGCCACAGTCGGAACCACATCCGCAGGTTCAAGCATTATTGTTGACATCAACAAGAATGGCACCACCATCTTCACTACCCAGGCTAATCGTCCGACCATTGCTGCCGCAGCAGTTGTCGCAACATTGGCTGGTCAACCCAACGTCCTCACCTTCGCCGCTGGCGACCTATTGAGCGTTGACATTGACCAGATTGGTTCTGGCACTGCTGGCTCCAACTTGGGCGTTTCAGTTCTCGTGGAACTCGACGAAGAAGAGACCACCCCAATCACAATCGTTCCTGACAACCGCTTCGGCTGATAGTTCCGCCTAATAGCGTCACCGTCTAGCGGTGCGACAACCGAATTACCTTTAGGTACACAGTTCCGTTACCTTAGGAGTCACTGACGGGAGGGAGACCTCCCGTTTTTGGCATTTCCCAGTGATACTGTTCGTGAATGGTTCTTATGGGTCTTGACCTTTCTTTGACGTCAACTGGTATTGCAATTAACGGCAAGACACAAGCCATAGTTAGCAAGTTCAAAGAAACAAAACGTCTGGCTGACATACGTGACCAATTATCTGCGGTACTCGTTGAATCTGGCACGCAGGGGGTCATCGTTGAAGGCTACGCCTTCGCAGCCCGCAATTCTCAATCACATAAAATTGGCGAACTTGGCGGTGTTGTTCGCTTGCTTCTTTATGAGATGAACATTCCATTTATTGATGTACCACCTACTTGTCGTGCAAAATTCGCTACTGGTCGGGGTAATGCGGCAAAGACAGAAGTAATTTCGGCAGTATCAGCAAGGACTGGCTTGATTTGGTCTGGCAAGAGCGCCGACGACGAGTGTGATGCTTGGTTACTTGAAGAGATGGGCTGGACATCACTGGGTATGGGGCACTATGATTGGCCTAAGTTAAGTCTGGACTCTATTAAGAACGTGGATTGGTCTCCCCTAATGGAAGTAGGTATTGTTCGTGGGAATACGTAATGGCCCCATTAGTCAAGTAGAGATTGAGTCCGAACTTCTGCGTCTTATTGACATGCTTGAAGAGGAAACTGAAGCATTTGAAAAACTTGCAGGAGATGCCGCCAAGAAGGAAGCAATCTATAAAGCAAATTGGGCAAAAGAATATCTCGCAGCAAAAGGCTCAATCAAGGAACGCGAGGCTTGGGCTGATTATAAGTTGGCCGACGAACACTTTGATTACAAGATTTCTGAAGCATTAGTTAAATCCAAAAGAGAAAAATTACTCTCA